TTCATAAAAGACAGAGGGGCTGCTCCAGCGGACGGTGACACCTTGGGCGTTATTAGGTGGGAAGGTGAGGACTCTACGCAGGCTGCAATTGCTTATGCTCAAATATTTGGAAAAATAGCAGACACAACTGACGGTCAAGAGGGCGGTCATCTGGGATTTCAAATTGCATCTCATGATGGGGAGATGACGGTCGGCCTCGAGCTTGTAGACGGAGATGCTGAAGATGAGATTGATGTAAACATTGGAAGTGGATCAGCGTCTTTAACTTCTATATCTGGTGATCTTACTGTTTCTAGAGACTTAACTGTTGGGGGCCATTCAGTAAACGACATAGACGTGGCTGGTGAGTTTGTAGATTCTGATGAACACTTAATGACATCAGCAGCTATTAACGATAGATTCGCCCCCATCAGTACAACTTTTCTTCAAGTTTATAGTCAAGGTTTTTTTGACGATATAGCTACAACTAAACACTATTTGCCTTTTAAGGACATAAATGAGCAAACCACACTTTACCAAGAAGAAGCTGCATTTCTTATGCCTTTTGACGGTAGAGTTAAGTCTGTTTCCTTAAAAACAACTAGTTTGACAGCAGATGGAAACTTTACTGTAGGCATAAACACTATACCTACAGGATCTAATGTTTTTAGCGGGTCTAATTGGACGGAGCAAGAAAATGAGGTTCTTGCAGCAACTTCTACTGATGACAACCACACATTTCATTTTGTGTTTGACAACGCTAAACATTTTGATGCTGGAGACTCTTGCACCATTAGTCTTCAGGCTTCTGCAGACATAACAGGCAATGGGTATTGGCACGTAACTACAGTTGTAGAGTTCGACACTGCAAATGACTTAGGATCATCGAGCACTGAGCATGACTCAACTCCATAATGTTGTTCTGATTATATTTGCATTATGGCATTGAGCGCAAGCGATAAAAAGAAACTAAAGAGGTACGGTCTTTCTGGCTTAAGTAAGCCTAAGAGGTCTGCATCTGGAAAGAAGTCTCATATCGTAGCTGTACGTGTAAACGGAAAGATTAAGATTATTAGGTTTGGAGAGAAAGGCGCTAGTACTGCAGGTAAGCCCAAGGCTGGGGAGTCTGCAAAGATGAAGGCCAAAAGAAAGTCTTTTAAGTCTCGTCACAGGAAGAACATCGCCAAAGGACCTAGCAGTGCTGCGTACTGGGCAAACAAAGTAAAGTGGTGAGTTACGGATCTGCAAATAGATATTCTCCAGCGTCTAGAGGTAACTCTAGCGCTCCAAGACGCGCAAGCAACAGAAGTATGAATACTGTAAAAACAAACAAAGGCGGCAAGCTCAGAGTGTCATCTAAGACGCAACTTGTTGACCCGCCAAAAGGATTTCACTGGATGCTAGAAGGCGGAAGGTACTTTCTTATGAGAGGGGAATTTAAATCTCATCCAGGAGCAGTAAGAAAAGCAAAGTTTAAGCTTGCCGACCATGGCTAAGAAGTTCAACGCGAAATACACGCGGGGCAGCTCTAACGTTGGAGAAAGAAAAAAGCTTATGGCTGAGATTTCTGCCATATACAAAAAGTATCGTGGAACTAAAGGCAAAAGAAAAAAGAAAGGATTCCCACCAGCCGTAGCCGCCAGACTCAAGAAGCTTATGGCAAGAAGAGATAAGATATGATAATTCTAAAGAAGGGCGGAAAGGTCAAAAAGAAAAAGAAGAAAAAGAAGGGGGGTGGTATGGCTAACCTTTCTGCAGCGCAGAAAGAAGTATACCGCAGAGGCCTTGCTGCATATATGAGTTCTGGGAACAGGCCAAAGGTATCTCAGCATGCTTGGGCTATGGCTCGTGTAAAGTCTGCATTTGGAAAGCGCGAAGCCGCTAAGATCCGTGCTGGCAAGGGCAAGAAAAAAAAGAAATAATAATTAGTATATTTGCCCAAACAAACTAAACAAAATGGCTACTACAACCGTATCTCTTACGATCTCTAGCGGAGACCTTACTGGAGACAATCTTTCTTTGAGTACATCAACTCAGCTTAAAAAAGGCGCAAGCGCTACTGGCCTGGACCAAACTACGGGCGTTGCTCGCAAGTTTTATGCTTCAGCTCAGGCTAATGAAACTTTGATCTCTGCTGGGGATTACACTGCAGGAAAGGCTCACAAGGTTTACATCAAAAACACTTCAACCAGTAACTCTGAGTTTATTAAGGTTGAACTTGGAGGGTCTAACCTTTCTCTTGGCTTCCTCTACGGTGGTGACTTTATGTTCATTCCTTATGACGGTGAAAACGACATTGATATTGACACATCTGATGTCAACATGACTGTTGAGTTCCTCGTTATTTACGAAGCATAATGGGTACAGTTAGAACAAGTCTAACTATCTCAACTACTGACGTCCTAGCGACAGCGGTAAGCATCACAGCTGCCAAAAATTTTGCTGCTGACTCTGGTGTAATCCTTCGCGCTAAAGTTGCTGAAGTAAGCGGTGGTGGCAGTGGCCTCACTGTGTACAAAGCCAGCGACAAAACTACGTCCGCGTACTTGTATGTTAGAAATCTAAACCCTGAACTAGAAAACTACATCTACGTTTACAACGACACAGACTCTGATGCCGCTGTAGCTAAGATTGGTGGTGGAGAGTTCTGTTATATCCCCGTGCCAAACGATAAAACGTTTAAGGCTTACGGGACTCTTGTTAATCAAATCGTTGAGTACGCTGTCTTTGGCAATGACGACTCAGCTAATACTCTTGGATAATGGCTAGTATTTCAAATCAAGGAGTGGCAAGTCAAGCGGCTTTTGGGCAGTTTGGTAGCACATTCACAGTAGCTACAGACGTAACTGTTAAGCCTCCCGCTGGGATGGTTATTGTCGCTATTACGTTTCTAGGTGATACAACTCTCACTACTCTTACAGCCGAAAAGCAAGTAGACGGGGAAAACAAGGACTCGTCCTTTAACCACACAAACGAAGGCGCCGCTTTGGCAAGCGCTAATGGTGACCCCATTGTGGCCGCCACCATTTTCCCAAAAGGGTTGACTGTCTACGGAAGATGGACTGAAGTATTGGCAGCTTCTGTTACTACAAACACAGGGTACATCGTGTACTTCGCACCCTGATATAAAAATCAATAATTTAATTTAAATGGATAATATTTCAAAGATTGAGATTGTAGACAGTGCTGAAGCTCTGCAACAGTCTATGCAGGCAGAGTCTGCTCCTGTTGAACAAGCAGCTGTTCAGGATAATGTTCCTCCAGCTGTACCTCAGCCAGAGCCTACAACAGAAAATCAACCACAGGTTTCAGAACCTGAGCAGACGATGGAGTCTACACCTTATGTAGATCCTGAGGCTGCACCTACACAACCACAAGAAACAACGGGGCCGCAATACAGCGACCAAGAAGTTGAATCAGCAGTTTTTACTTTTCTAAGCGAGCGGCTTGGAAGAGATGTAAACTCGATCGACGACTTAAATGCTCAAGCAGCTCCACAACAAGTTCTGGACGAACGTATTGAGGCTATCGCCAAGTTCGTTGAGGAGACAGGTAGAAAGCCTGAAGATTGGTTCGCTTATCAGTCGCTAAACCCATCCGAGATGGATGACGTTACGGCTGTTAGAATCAATATGGCTTCACAATACCCTAACCTCACGCAAGACGAAGTCAGTATGCTTATCCAGAGCAAATACAAGCTCGACTCTGATGTGTATTCAGATGAAGAGGTTAAGATGTCTCAACTGCAGCTGAAGATTGACGGCTCCGAGGCGAAAGGCAAGATCGAAGATCTTCGTAGTTCGTACAAGGCTCCTGAGCAAAGAGAAGCGACAGGGCTTGAGGCAGAATCCTTTATTGACGCTGAGTGGATCAGCAAGATGGAACAGGAAGTGGATAGTCTTACAGGGTTGGAGTTCGACCTAGGTAACGACAAAACATTTACATTCTCTCTTGATGGCCAGTACAAGTCAGAGCTCAAGCAAAAAAATGCTCAACTAGAGCAATTCTTCGACCCCTACGTCCGCGACGACGGTAGCTGGGATTACGATACTTTGTCTTCGCACAGAGCCCTTATTGACAATGTAGATCAGATTCTATCTTCTGCATATAAGCAAGGCCTCAGTGATGGACAGCGTAACGTAGTCACTCAAGCAGCTAATGTATCTATGGATACACCTCAGACAGGAAATACGGGTCAAGAGCAATCTCCGCTTGTAGCTGGCCTAAAACAAATTATAGGTCAGTCAGGCAAAATGACTTTTAAAATCTAAAAACTAAAAATTATGAGCTTAACAGCTGCTACTAGGGACGGAGCTCCCTTTGATATTCAAATCAACCCAGACAAATATGCTGCGGTTGGTGATTTGTTGAACGCTGCGGCGGCGTCCGCAACGGATGTTCATGGTAAGCCAGACGTGTCTGAACTGTTGGTGAAAACCTACGGCGACCAAGGCATCACTGGTTTCTTGAAGCTGACAGGTGCTGTCACTTCTGCTGGTTCTTCTGACCAGTTGGAATTTTACGAAGAGGGCCGTCGTCACAAGACTTACGACTACACCTCTGGTGCCACTACTGCCTCTAACGCAATTAACGTTCCATCTGCTAACTTGACCCAGGGTAATGGGCAGGGTGGTGAGGTTCCAAATGACGACACCAACGACATTTCAGATTTGGTTCCTGGTGACATCTTGATGGATTTGGCCTCTGGATGCCGTATGATCTACAAGGACTTTGGTTCTACTGCTGCCGATGACCACACTTTCATCCGTATGGATGGTGCAAACGCGGATGGTACAACTGATATGATTGTAGCAAGCGGTGGCACTTTGGCACACATCGGAAATGTGTACTCACAAGGTTCTAACCAGCCTACTGTCTTCACTCATCCAGAAGTTAAGCGTCGCATCAACACTTACGCTATTACCAAGGATCGCTTCCAAGTGAATGGCTCACAAGCTACTAACGTAGGTTACATCAACGTTGGTAACGGCGACTACAGATGGTACATGCACGGTGAGGCAGAAGCTCGTAAGCGCTTCGAGGATCGCCGCGAAATGATCATGTTGTTTGGTGAGTTGAACGACCACGCGAACGCTAACACCTTGGCGGTTTCTACCACTGGGGCTAACGGTAAGTTTGCTGGTACTGAAGGATACGTCACGGCTCTCGAAGAGGGTGGTATCAAGTGGGCTGACAGCGCAGGTATTGACTCCTTGTCTGACATTGACACCATTATCGCTGAGTTGGACGCCAACGGCGCTCCTTCTGAGTACGCTATGTACCTCGACAGAGATCAGTCTTTGAAGATTGATGATATGTTGGCTGCAGGTGTTGCTACACAGGTTACTGCTGGTCTCCCAGGTCAGTTTGGTGCCTTTGACAACAATGCTGACATGGCTGTTCAGTTGGGCTTTAAGAGCTTTACTCGCGGTGGCTACACCTTCCACAAGCACGACTTTAAGTTGCTGAATGATCCAACCTTGTTGGGTGCAGCTTCAGCTAACTACTACAAAGGCATCATGTGCCCATTGACTACTGTTGCTGATGCACGCACTGGTGTTTCTGCTCCTGCATTGGAGATGAAGTACAAGGCCGCTAACGGTTACAGCAGAGAGATGGAGCACTGGGTAACTGGTGGCGGAATCATGGGTCACACCAACGGAGACAACGGTCAGGACGTTATGACGTTCCACTACCGTTCTGAGACTGCGTTGTTGACTCGTGCTCGTAACCAGCACGTCTTGATCACCAAGTCGTAATAAACCTAAGTAAGGAGAGGGGGCTTCGGCCCCTTCTCTAAGCTTTTTAAAAAGAAAAAAAATGGCTATTTCAAAACATATTTTTCCTTTGGTCCTTGACGGGGCTCTTCAAGCTGTGTCTGCATCTGGTTCAAGCACAGCTTGGAACGGATTGACCAGCTATGTGGAGGTTGACAGTTCAGGCGGGAATGAGACCATTACTCTTGCTAATGGTACTATTTCTGGAACTCTCGTCACGGTAATCAAAAAGGGTGCTACTAACACCATCACCGTAAACCCTGCTACTGACTTTGCTGCAGACCAGGCGTCTGTTGCTTTGACAGAGGACAATGAGATGTGTACGTTCTTCTGGAACAACACAAGCTGGAGAGTCTTTAATCAGGCTGAAGGCGGTCTCTTTAACGGAGGCACTGTTGGTAATGCTACTACATTTTCGTCAGGTGTTACACTTTCTTCATCGTTATCTGTGGCTGCAGGTGCTTCATTTAGCGGCGATGTTACTCTTGGTAACGCGCAGGCTGATAAGGTTGAAATTACTGGTAAGCTGGTTCAGGGAAATATCACCCAAACGGATATTGACACTCAGAATGGTACGATCTCTGCAGCAAACTTTTTGACTGGTGTGGTTGTTCATACATCTACAACTGGAGCTGGAAGCATCACCTTTGACACTGCTGCAAACTTGATTTCTACTCTTGAGCTTGAAGCGGACGGTGAAGTTGCTAAGTGCATTTACATCAACGATGGAAACCAAAACGTGACTTTGAATGGAGGCACTCCAACTGGTGTGACCTATGTAAACAATCCAACTATTGCTGCAGAAGGCGCTGCCACCTTGGTGGTCAGAAGAGCTGGATCATCTGCTGTTTCTGTTTACATTGTGTAATCACCTTACGAATCATGAGAAAGGCTCCTGCGGGGGCCTTTTTCTTTTTACTATATTTGCAATATCTTTAATGCAATGAAAAAGTTCTTCCTGTTTAGAAGACAAGAGGTGTCTAAATCGAGCACCTTTGCGTCAGACTCTGGAGTAGGCCTAGACCTCCTTGGGGTGTCTGCCGACTTGCTTGCATTTATGACGGCGGAAGAAGGGAAGGTAAAGATCGTCTTTAACAATGCTACCCCCTACGAAGACAACAACCTTGTCGATGGGGACTCTATGCAGAAGACCAGCGTAACCGTAGGATGTGAGGTGGGGAAAGAGCTGGATGTGATAGAGTCTATCATGAAGTTTGTCGGTAGCGAGACCGTAAGGTCTAACGTCATGAAGTTTGACGCAGTCGATGGATTCTCTAACCTAAAAAACGTAAGCCTTTCTGGTGTCTCTGATGTCGTCAGTCAAGTCAGGAAGACTCCTGTAGAGCGCACAAGTGGAGAAGCTTCTACACGTACGTTCCTTGGCGGGACAGCTGGGACAGCTCTTGGGACCCCCAACACTATACAAGGCATTGATTTTGGATCAACAGACGCCAAGCCTATTATTGACTATAATGAGTCTGGTATTACGGTTTCATCAGGAACTACTATTAACGGGTGGACAAATGCTGGCACTGGAGGGACAGATTACAACGCTACAACAAACGGCTCCCCTAACAAAATCACGGCTGTAGGAAGAACTGGTAGCGGACTTTCTACCGTTGCTGCAGAAGTAACTACTGTAACCTACTTCATCGTTTCCACAGAGTTTTTTGTGGAGGGCAGTTTCACTATGTATATGGTTCTTTCAGAAACCCCATCTAATATTATAACTAACAATGGAGGTAGGGTTATGAGAGGTAACTTCTTTTCTAGTGACGGCGGGACATGCTTTGGACTGGGTGGTCTTAACGAACTTGCAGAGAATAAGTTTGCAATACGCTTTGACACCTTTACAGGGGCTCCTGCTACTGGATCAGGAAACGTAGCTCAGCAAACGACCGATGAGTCTCAGATAGAAACAATAGCTGTGCTTGTTGTCCGAAGAGATGATAATAACGTGATTTACATTCACGACAACACGGGTCAAGTTGTTTCAATAATATCAGATCAAAATAATTCTTTTACACCTGAAGATGCAGAGGCAGGGTTTATTGAAGTCGAAACTATAGATCCAACAAGCCTTAATGCGTCAGGCAGAACTGATGGCAACCTTGCTATAAAGAATTTTGGCCAAGGCCTCGGCGCTGAGGAGCCAAAGTTTGCGGGACACATAGGTCGATTTGGAGTTATTCAAAAAGATATAGGCACAGAGCGAGCCGCCAAACTCGCTACTGATTTGCACAGTTTATACAAACCAATTTCTTAATTTATTTAATTATGGCACAACAAACAAGAAGGGCTCCTGGACGCCCTAAAAAAGTCCAGACACCAAAGGTCGAAGAGTCTAATGTTGTTGAAACAGAAGCTCCTAAAAACAAACCTTCTACTACAATCAAGTGGCAGGAGAAGAAGGAAAACAGATTGTCTGCCGAAGAGTGGCAAACAACAGGGAATAAAACTCCTATTGCTTTGATTATTAAGCAAAAAAATGTCACTGTTTTTGACGCTAGTCAAAATAAGATCCGCTCCATCAGATACTGTCCAAACGAAAACTCTATTTGGACAGAAGAGCAAAGTGAGTTTGCCCAAGTAGGAGCAATCATATTTAGAGAGGGAAGATTGATGGTTCGATCTGACCAACCCAATCTTAAAGCTTTCTTGAAGGCCCATCCTGGGAATGAAGCTAACGGCGGATCGACCTTTAAGCAAAGAAACGTACAAAAGAAGATTGACGAAGAACTTCAAACAGAGTTTCAAGCTGCAGAAGTTGTATCAATCGTTCGAGACAAAGATATCTTGGACCTGATTCCTGTTGCTATTTACTTTGGTGTCAATACAGACGCTAAGTCAAGCGAGATCCGTCACAATCTTTTGCGTATTGCAAAAAGAGATCCAGAAGCTTTCATGGCTTCTTTTGATTCTCCTCAAGTTCAAGCTAGAGCAGAAATTCAACAAGCTATTGATTTCCAAATCGTATCTCAAAAAAGCAATGGGGCATATTGGACAGACTCCAATACTCTCATTGTAAGCACCCCAGCGGGTATGGATACAATCGACGTGATGACTAGGTTCTGTTTGACAGAGAAAGGGTCTCTAGTTCGAGAAAGGATTAAAGACGAGCTTGCTAAGCTGTAAGAGAGAGGCCCAAACGGGCCTCTTTTCTTTTTGTATATTTGCTACATGATATCGGTAATAGAAGTCTACAACGCCGTACGCGATATGGCCAACCAAGATCAGAAAGGATTCATTACTCCCGTCATGTTCAATTCCTTTGCTGCAGCGGCACAGAGGAACGTCTTTTCCAAGATTGCGGATAAGGCTGTTGCTGCCAAAGCAGCTAGGATTAGGGGGATAGATTTGGAAGAATCTGACTCTGTCCTGATCAAGTACAAGAACTTTATGTCCAACTATGAGAAGACCGTAAACCTTACTCAAGGCGGATATGACTCTTCTGGAGGCACTGTCTTTTCCTCAGGGGACGCTGTAGAGACTCAGCCCTTTGTCAAACCCCTAGACTGCTATACCATAATCTCCATATTCGATGGTGATGGCGATAGCGAATACAAAAACTTTGAGATGGTTTACAACTCAAGGGATATGGCAAGGATTCTTAGAAGTAACCTTTCTGCCCCTACAGCGGAGTTCCCTGTTGCTTTGATATCAAACAACATTGAGATCTTCCCTGATGCTGATTCAGTCTCTGATGTCATAAAGCTTCACTACTACAGAGTGCCTTCTTCAAGGACTATTGTTACTGGTCAGCTAAGGGCTGGCTCTGTTGACCCCAACAGATCTCCCAGTGTGTCTGTATTTAACACTGGCGTGTCTAGCGGTGGGGCTATGAACCCTAGTGAAAGCAGAAACTTTGATTTGCCTGAGGATATGTTCCCAGATCTTATGGAAGAGATTATGAGCATGATAGGCATAAACCTCCGAGACCCGCTTTTGATAAAGGTGGCTCCTAAAGTAGTCAAGAAATGAGTTACGTAGATTACTCTACAAAGGGGATGGCCTACCTTCCCCTTCGCCAGATTATAGATGATTTTTTAATCACCAATGACGCAGACGATTATACTGCTAACGTATCTGACGTTACTGTAAGAAACCTTGCTCTTCGTGGCATTAGAGAGTTTGGCTTTGACGTAACAACACGTGTAAAGTCTCTTAAGCTGGCAATCGACAGTTCCAATGACACTGTTATTCTACCTACAGACTTTGTAGATGTCATCAAGGTTGGTGTTGTAGATGGTGATGGTATCATTCGCGTTATGCGTCACAACAAGAACATCAACTTCTCTCAGAAGATTGATTCAGACGACGCGACAGCTACTGATGTTGATGCAGAGGATGGTCCTCTTATGATTCAGCAAAACGCTGATCTTATCCCCAACAAGACTGACGACAAGACAGCTACTTCAGGTAGTGAAGAAGGCAACTCTGACAGCCTTAGAGAGGATGTTTTTAGAAACTACCTTTATCAAAACACTATCGGCGCTCTCTACGGAATGGGTGGGGGAGTAGGGGCTGGCGAGTATAGAGTAAATCTCGATCAATTTAGACTTGAGATTGCCACTAACTCTTCTGTCACAGAGGTTGTTATAGAGTACATCTCTGACGAGGCTCGTAGCACCAACCCTTTGATTCACGTGTATGCAGAAGAAGCCTTGAGGTCTTACATATACTACAAGGTCTGCGAAAGAAAGAGAAACGTCCCTGCGGGAGAGAAGGCTAGAGCCAGAGCTGAGTACTACAACGAAAGGCGCAAGGCTAGAGCTAGGATGAACTCCGTCTCAAAAGACGACATCCTTGGTATGTTGAGAAAGAACTTTAAGCAGGCACCAAAATACTAATGGCTACAAATAAAGTATACCCTAGAATCCTTTCTAAGTCCAGCGATGCTAGGCTAAGAAAAAAAACAGAGATGCTCGATGCAGTCAATGTGCGGGCATATGAGTCTAATGACGAGTACCATGGTGATTCAGGTGAGGAGACATCAGGGGGCAACGAAGGTATTCTAAAGCCTGTACGAGGCAATGAGCTTGTAGATATACAAGAGGCTATAAACGACCCAGAGGGTCGAGGGCGCTCAGGAGGATACAGCGTCATTGGAAGCGTTTCTGATGAGGCTAGAGGCAGCATATACTACTTTATGTGGCATAGCGACCCAACTAAGCACGCTGTCTTGCGGTATGTTGACGGCGAGGAAAAAGAGCTTGCTACGATTATCCAAACAAAGTGGCTCAACTTCTACTACAACTCTGTGGTTCAAGGGAGTATCACGCATGTTTCTAGCGCTGAGTATGGTCAGGGTACGGGAGAAAAGGCCTTCTTGTACTTCACGGACAACTACAATGAGCCTAGGTGCCTGGACATTGAGGCGTGCTTAACGACTTCTCTTAACACATTGACTGACAAGGATATAGTTGAGTTTATCTCTCTTTGTCCTATAACACCTACGCGGCCTATATTTTTTGAGTGGGACTATGACCCTTCTATTACGATAAGTAACTTTGCAAACTCTAGAGGCGTTCAGTTTGCTTATCAAAACGTATTTAAGAATGGTACGGTAAGTGCTTTTTCTGTGTATTCCAAGCTGGCTGTCAACCCAGCATACCTGTCTCAAGGTTCTGATCCTACACCAGAGGTAGACGCATACAACTACATAAAGGTTAGAATACCTACTCAGAGCGATAACGTAGAGTCTATCCGTCTCTACGGAAGGGAGGGCAACCAAGGCCCATGGTTCTTTATTGACGACTTCAGAGAAAGCGAGACGGCTAATGGAACTTCTTGGTACGGTCCAAACGGAGGATACTATACGTCTCTTTCTAACGGCGACCCTGCCGTTCCTGTAACGTACAACACGTTTAAGTACTACAACAACAACGTTGTATCATACGTGCCTGAGGATATAACCTTCAAGCAGTTTGATAGCGTACCTAAGCTTGCAGAAGCTATAGCCCTGTCTAACGATAGGATTTTTATGGGCAACTACGTAGAAGGATTCGATAAGGTTGACGTCTCTGCAAGGCTGTCTTACATATCTAGAGAGCGGCCTGACGACTTCACCTCTCTTGACATCAATATGTTTTCTGAAGTCAGAGAAATTGGCAGCCAAGGGGGGGTGAAGAACAGGATTAGTGGGTATAGGCTAGATATGTCTGATGCTCCAGCTAGTATTGAGGCTGGGACCACACTAAACATCAACATTACAATAAACCCTGACGCCAACATACACCTTTATCAATCTAAGGATAGCTTTCACTCTAGCGTCTTTACGACGTTTAATGACCCTAATGACCCAAGCCTTCTTCAGGATAAAGTTACAAATCCTAATAAACAAAGCAGTAGTTTTTTTAACCCATTAAGGCAGTGTGCAGGTAAGGTTTCAGATCAAACTCGCTCTAAGTTTGGAAAATCGTTTACTATAAAAGATATAGGATTTGATCCTTTGGCTTCTGTTACTGGAACTTCGCAGAATCAGGCTTCAGCCTCATGGTCCTCTACTGATGGTGAGATAGATGTAGCGTATGGTACATCGGCTTCTAACCCCCTTATCATACAAGGGAAGCCTATGTCTTTTTTTCTTAGAATCTTTATAAACAACACGATTACTAAGTCTGACCTCTCTAACCTCATAGGCGAGATTCTTTCAGGCAAAGAAGTTATCCCACCAAGAGTTGGTGGTGGTGGCCCTGGGCAGATTGTTTCTAATGATGTATTGGTTCTTGACGTAAAGAACACTGCTGGGTATCAGGTGAACTGCGGTCTAGGAGACTTGAGCTACATTCAAACAGGTGATTCTAACTCAAGAAAAATTTGTTTTGTTGTAGAAAGGGCTTTGGCAGAGCAGACATCTGGGCCACAGGGCGTACCTCCTTGCGGTTACTTTATTCTTAATAAGGCAGATGTTGTTTTTGGATTGAATAGAGTTAAGAACAACACCAATGTCTTTGACCCTAGTAGGAAATACGATTCCTTTACTTACGAAGACCTTGCTTTTGCTGGCACGCCTTCTGCTCAAACAGATGATGTGTTCTTTTCTCTTGACTTAAAGTCTATAAGTAACGAGCAAGTTCTTACTTGCCTTCCTGACATGAGAGGTGGATACATGCCAACTTCAAATGTTGCAGTAGGTAAAGCTGTTGAGGTGTTTTTTGACAACAACAATACCATTTCCGACGCCCCAGACTTTTCTGATGCAGGTCCTAATGGCCAAAACATGGGGGGGCTTAACACAATTTTCCGATGGGTCTGCGTTGGTGCAAGCACGTCATATAGACTTAAAACTGGGTCTATCAGCCCTTCAGAACTTCTTGGAAGATTTGGACCATCTTGGAGTAGAGAAGATGTTTCAAGCATCATTAACGGCAATTATGTTGGGGGTAAGTTTGCAAATATTGGAGTAAATAGTGTTCAGTTTACTGCTACTAATTTGGCTGGTCAGCTTTTCCCCATAGATTTAGTAACTACTACTAGTCCTGTATTTACAGAGCAAATCAAAAGGCTTGTTGGGTTTCTTAAATTTCCTGGGAGGTCAGTAAGTGTTGGAGGAGTAGAAACGGATGATGGAGGTATTGTTTTTAGGGATGGTAACGACGGTCAGAGCGTTGTAGGCACCCTTCAGGTCGGATCTATTGTCTGTACAAGAGATAGAATTATAGGTGAGCTAAATAGACAGTTTGAGGCTGACATTAACGAGGTTGATAACGCTCAGTCAGTTATAATAGACCTTCTTGGGTACAGTATTGTTGATGGAGAGTCAGGACCAGGTAGCAATAATAATGTTGGGTCTATAAACTCCTCCATGGTCAGAGATGGTATTTTGTATCACTATGCTGGCCAAAGCTTGTCACCTGGCCCAACTGCAGCGACCTTCCAGCAGCTTTATAATCCATTGGGCACTGGAGAAGGAAATATTTTTGGGATTAACGGTAACTTTGGAACAGATGGCCAAGTAGCCACTAACACAGGCACAGGTAGTTTTGAATTAGCCCTAGGGTATTACACCAATGTCTTTGACAACTATATGGGTTACCTAGATACAGCTGGGCTCACACCTACAGATCTTACATCTACAAACTTAAACGAAGATATAGAAACATACGATGGGCAGCTTGATAAAGACATAAAGCTGTCAGCTGCAAACATTTCTGTAGAAGCTGCGCTGCTTGAGATTTCCGAGAATGTATATCAAATTACAGATCCATTGGGATGGTATAGACAGTTTATACCCAACATAGAAATAACTCTTCAGCAGTCGTTTATACAGTTTTCTGGAGGTGACGCAGCAGACAGAAAGACTTTTAAAAGCAACGCCAACCACAGCTTTGGTATTGTATACTCTGATTTCTATGGGAGGCAAAGCAGTGTGTTTCCTTTGGGGTCTGCTTTTGTACCTCCATACGAGCAACAATCTAATGGTAATGGGGGAGCTGTAGATATGCAGATAAACCTTCTGCACGACCCTCCTGAGTGGGCTCACTCATATCAGATGGTTTATGGGGGTAATACATCTTACAACCAGTTTATTCAATACTCAGCGGGCGGGGCTTTTGTTTTGCCTAATGTGTTTGAAGAAAATGACGATCAGGGCTCTGTATCGACAGGCAACATATACGTATCTCTAAACTATCTGCAAGAGAACTCTGACGTATCGTATGCAAATGCTTTTGGCGCTAAGCCTTCAGACGGGTCTGATAGGTTTTACGAGTACCGCCCAGGCGATAAGCTTAGAATTATATCTTATTACGAAGGGGGAGCTAGGCGCTTTGCCAACAACTATGTATTTGACGTGGTGGGTACTGCTACGCTTGGTGATAGTGATAACCCCTTGCATCCATTTAATGACGGCGATCCTGTCCCAAACTTTAAAAAGGGAAGCTTTGTCATCTTGAGAAACAATCCTCAGGCGGTTGGCTTTAGCGTTTCGTCGATTAAGGCTGGCCTTAACACCTTGCCTTCGACTGATTCTTTGTGGAACAACAGGTGCATCTTTGAGCTGTACTCTCCTGCTTCTTTGCAGGATCTAGAGGAAAGGCCTTTTTATGAGATGGGGGAGTCGTACAAGGTTATCAAAGACACCACTGGTGCAGAGCCAGTGATTACTCACCAGTACAACCCTATGGTTTTGACTGATGGTGACGTATACTTTAGGCGCCATGCTGTCAACCTGCCTACACTTTCTGGAGGTGACTACCAAAGTATCATCAACGCGGAGGCTGCATCAACGCCTTCTTTCTTTAACTACTACCTGGAGTCTTCTACCTTCAACGACAACATCGTCAATGCAGACCAGCACGACTACGGAAGGATAAAGGCTGTGGTTCCTAATGCCTCAGAGATAAGGCGGTACGCTAGTGTCATCTTCTCTGATCAAGACGACTACTCTGATACGCAGCTTAGACTTAACTCTTTTGATGCTACGAAGAGACCGTTTAAAGATCTCCCCAATACGTACGGAAACATTGGGTGCATATTGGACTACAACGACTCTCTTTTTGTTTTGCAACAAACCAAGGTTAGTCAGTTGCCAGTCAACAGAACAATCTTGTCCGATGTCTCAGGCAACGATGCTGTCGTTGCTACATCTAAGGTTCTTGGAAATCAAAGATACTATGCTGGTGAGAACGGATGTGACACCAACCCAGAGTCCGTAGCGGTTGTAGGGAACACTATATACTGGGTCAACAAGCAAAAAGCTAAGGTTTATAAGTTCAACCCAGCTAATGGCATTACAGCCATCTCTGATATAGGCATGAAGTCTTACTTCAAAGACCTTTTTGATGGGTTGAGCATCCTTAATAAGGCTTCTGGCGGCACCCTTAGGGTGGTAGGCGGCTATGACCCTACGCATGATGAGTACATACTATCTGCTTACGATCAGGAGATGTACGACTTTACCCCTGACGTCATACCAGACCTTGAGGAAGAAGCGCCTGACGAGGATACTTTTGACGATCAAACTATAGACACTACAGGAGACCTTACTGCTGAAGAAGAGGCTGCGTTGCAAGCTTCTCTAGATGCGGCGCTGGCAAATCAGGCCAATGATCTAGCCACTATTGCAGATCTGCAGCAACAGATACAAGATCTTTTAGCTCAGATAAATACAGAGACAGATAATAATGACGGTATACCTCCTGAGTCTATTTATGACCTCAATGAAGAGATCATAGAGATAAACAACGAGGCTGACGATCTTGTGGAGCTTATTATTCAAAATGTAGATGCTCAAGTAGCTGACCATCAGGCTACTCTGGATTTGGCCAACACGGTTGTAGCAGCTGCTGGAACTCTTATTGAGCAGCTTGGGTTTAGCAATAACATTTTTGACCCAAGCAGTCCGTTTATAGACTTGCAAAACGATCCAGTAACTTTCTTAGGCGTTGATTACGACACGGGATTGGATGCTGCAGCTGCGGTGGTTTCAGAGAGAGACGCGGCTCAAGCTTTTGCTGATGCCTTTCTTGACGGAGACGATCAAGAAGAGGTGCGTTCTGGCCAACCTTTTGTATTTACGATTGGTTATGGTGCAGGACCTAACCCTGATCCAGAATCTTTTATTGCTCTTAACGACAACGCTACGTACAACTCAAGAAAAAATGAGCTAAACCTGGTGAGGCAGGCGATAGCTACTTTCGGTACTACAGAGCTAATTGACGATCTAAAGGGCGACGTTGATACTTTGACTGGAGAGGTTACCTCTTTGGAAGGCGACAAGCAAGATCTTCTAAACCAGATATATCAACTGGCTTTTGAGATGGAGGGCGGAGGCATCCCTGATGTTGATGTGCCTAACCCCAATGACATTGATGCCGAGCTGAGTGACTTTACAGAGGCGTTTGGTGATGGCGTAACAGACAGTGATCTTCCAGATGGACTTAATATTATTAAAGCTATCACAGACACGGAGGGTGATCCAACTCAGCTAGAGGATATCTTTTTTACAGAGGGGTCCTTTACAGGGTTGCCTTCTAATGCAATAAGTGATTACATCTCAGCTGCTGTAAAGAAAAACCTGACTGACCCCAGTAGAGCACGAAGGATTACTGACTATAATCAGATTGAGCCGCTTACAATAACTAGAGATAGTTTTGCACAGGCCTTTGTTGACAACCTTGCGGCTCAGCAGCTGGCTAGTTCTGACAGTGTCACAGACCTTCTGGATGGACTTAACGATTACCTCGGAGAGGGCATAGCAGCCATTCTTCTTAGTGACCCAAGCTTGGAAACAGTTTTTAGCTCGTTTGACATTGATGCCAATGGGACGGTTACTTTGTCGGAAATTGAAACGGTTTTCCCCATTTCGGCGTTTGAAAATGCCCTAGAGGACGCCTTTACTGTTGAAGGCGGGGAGCCTCCTGTTGTAGTTGGCACCTGGGAGCAAGATGAAACCTTCAGAGATGTCTTTGGTGAGTTGCTTGACGAGGTACTTGACGTAGGGGAGGACTTGGGGCTAAAGGATGAAACTGATCAGTCAAACACAACCGTAAACAACACGTCTCAAGCGGGATATAGTCTAGCGGGTATTGGTGATTTAACTGAATTAAGATTGATTACAAATGACTATAGATGGGTTACGGGCGATGCTGATTTTATTAAAGAATCTGTCAATCAAGTACGAAGAAGGCTTGTAAGCGACGACAACAGTTATGCTACCATAACCAAACTTATATCGCGGATAGAAGACGAGTTTGTCAATATAACCACAAGGCCTTTTGAAGAGGGGTACAGCAAAAACAATTTGGTTTTTTCTAGCACTTCGGATCAAAACCTATGGGAAGATACATTTAAGTTTTCTGGGTTAAGACCTATCTGGGCGCAAGTGTGGGGTGATGCTGTTAGTCTACTAAAAACAGACCTTGACGACGTGCTGCAAGCACTAAAGGATTTCCAGAACTTGACCGCTGCTGTTGACGAAGAAGACATTTCATCCTTTACATCGGACGACAACAATCAAGAAGACGTAACAGTAACCTTTGATCCTCCTCCTTCATTGGTTGCTCAAGACAGGACGGCTACTAGTCTAGACGGCCCTACAGCTGGTGACTTGCTGACGGGTCAAAACTTTACTGCTACCTCAACAGACCAGAATGCTTTTCCTCAAAAAGTAGAGGTTCACAGTGCATTTTATGGGCTTAGCGCAGCTATGGACAGAGCAAATAAAAGGATTAACGACCTTGTGGACCAAGGGCCTGCATATATAGAAAACTACGGGATAAGAGTCTCAAACCCTGCAGGAGAAAGCCTTTTGGAGGAAGGAACTGATGGTAGTTTCTTGGACCTTCCAGAAGAACAACAAAACCTCAGAGCCATTATATCTGATACTACGTCAACTGATCTGGCGGCTTCTTTTGGCACAGTTACCGCTGATGACATTGCCACGAGGGTATCTCAATCTCTTAATCCAAATAGTGAGTTTTTTAACAACAGCTTTGCTGATTTTGTAAGAGATGAGTTTTTGATACCTGCTCAAAGCAGCGGAAATCTTGGGGCAACAAGCGGCGACCTCGACGGCGACGGCCTCGTTGCGACTTCAGACTTGCTTTCCTTCTTGGCCAACTTCGGCGGCACCCCCGCCTCATCACCAAACTTGACCGCCGCAAGTTTTGATATTTTGATTAGCGATTTGCAAGAATTCGGTCAAAGCGCTAATGCTTTTGACGAGAATAGCGCTAGTGCCGATGTTTACGGCGGCCAAGGAGAAACTTAATAAAACAATGGTATGCCAACGATAGGATTCAACAATAAAAGCAACAAGTGGACCAGCAAGTATACCTATGCTGCGTCTTGCTTTGGCAGGGTAAACAATAAGTTTTTCTCTTCGCCTGCAAGCCCAACCACCAACGGAAGTTACGATTCACCTATATGGGAGCACGACAAGTCTAGCGATTACAATAAGTTCTACGGAACTGCAAGTGCAAGTAAGTTTTCCGTGACTTTTGCTGACAACCCTTCTCAGAACAAGATATACAAGTCCTTGTCTCTTGAGGGCACCAAGAACCTAAATGGATCTTTTTGTGTGGTTAAGACGTCTAACAACTTGGACAAGGATGGATCTCCAGACACCAACGTAAACGTAGATATCGTAAGAAATATCAACGGCACGAGCTACGGGCCTGTAGGTAGAGACAGAACCATGGTGCCTGGAAAGACGTTTGTTATTTTAGGCAGGGTCATGAGAAACCGTTTTGGAAATGGCGTAGAGTCTGTAGCCCCTAACGCTGAAGGAACCCATGGCGCATACTTTAAGGTCTTTCTTGATCCTACTACAGGTATAACACCGCAAGTACATCAGAACCAAGAAGTTAGGATGAAGGTAGCGGCCATGGCTATTAGTGGCGATGTAGCTACTGTTTTTTATGGGGGAGAAAGTAGCGAAACCCTTAGCAGCGTTATAGGACAACCTTTTTCTAGCATTTCACCTAAGTCTACAAGCGAAGCTTTGCTTAATCAAAACAAAAAAGTTTCTGCGTATAGCTCAATAGACAACAGCTTTAATTACGAATCGACTAATTCAGCGCTTTCTATTTCTATAAACGGACTTGTAAACCTTACTGATGACGTATACCTAGTGGGCCTAGTAAACCCTGAGTTTGCTGGTGATACAGCCAGAGGGCAATACGTAGAGTGTAGCGTCGAAGTACCTGTAAGTAAGGGGTACTTTGAGGTGTTTTGTGCTAACTTGAATTATGAGCCTATTCAGTTGGCTCATGATAAATGATAAATGATTAAATTTGCAGACATGCTGCCTATTATATACGACTTTATAGAAAATTTGGTTTTTGGGTTTGACTACCCAGGCCTCTCCCTAGCCCTCGACCCATTTACCCTAGCCCTTATTGCCTCTGCTGTAGGCAAAGGCGTGAAGGGTTATAGGGATAATCAAGAGGGAAAAGACATGATGGCTTCTGGAGAGCAGAAGTATGACGAATACTCTAAAAAACTTATGGACATCGCGTCTGAGGAAAGAGAATTGGACCAAGGCTTCTACGACCTAGAGCAAGCTACACGTCAGGCTACGGAGTTTCAGCGCAAGAATATGCAAGATATGGCAGCGCGTGCTGAGGGTACTCTCCTTAGAAATATAGACCCTAGGACTGCACCTAACGTAGCAGAAAATATAGGGGGGCTGCAAAGAGGTACCACTCAAAACCTTGCCGCTTTGGCTGGGCAGGACCTTGGCGCTAGAGCAACACTCCTTGGTCAAGAGCAGGCTGTAGATGACGAGAATTTTGCTCGGAAGTTTGGGATGCAGAAGTATCTGTTTGGATCAGAAAGAGAGCGTGCAGCAGCATCCGCCGAGGCAGGGAGGGCGCAGTCTATTGCTGGTCAAAACGCTATGATAGACGCCGTACCGCAAGCTATAGGCACCTTTGCCAACCTGCAGGCCAGCGGCTTGACAGGAGGGGGAGGCGGTGCTTCAACGAGAGCGGCAGTAGAGACACCTAACCTAGGCTTTGGGACAGGCACGGGAAGTGTTTTTGGATCTGATAAAGATTTTAGTGTAGACACTTCGTTCCTAAACAACTTGGGTTTGACTCCACTGCAAATGCTTCAGATAGGGCAGCCTATTCAAGAAAAAGATGGGGGTATAGTAAAGGCTAAAGCTGGTATGGCTATGAAGACTCCTGGAGAGTTTAGCCATGAGACAAACCCACAGAACGTAAGGGCAGAGGACGGCAACATGGTGTTTGAGAACAAGCAGGGGGAGGATGTAGCAGAGGTAACGGGAGAAGAAATTGTTCTTACAGAAAAAGGCAAAGAGGAGGGTGTAGTTGTTATTGCCCCAGAAGATCAGGTGTCTATGCAGGAGTTGATTGAAAAGGGAGACGAAAAAGGCCTCTTTGAGTTTTTCAAAAACCTGTACGCTAGATTTAAAGAGGAAGGCAAACAACACGAGGCTATGAAGCAACAAATGCAACAGGAAAATGGCTAATGGCTTTTCGTACACTCAGGCAGCTCCTCAGTCAGGAGACAATTTTGCTGAGTTAAATCAAATGATCGACCAGAATGCTGGTCGTCTTCAGAGAGCTGTAGCCCAAGATCAAGCCATAAAGGCCAATAGAGCTAGACAACAGGCCCAGGAGCTGCAAGCTGCACAGAAGAATGCCCAAAACAACCTTAAAAGGATTGATGGGTATGACTCAAGTATGCTTATCCCTGAGATAAGACCTCTGTTTAACGATTACGTCAGAACTCAACTAGAGTCTGTTAATAACTTTGCCACTGATGACGTGCAGGCAGTAGAAAGAGTCATAGACAACATCGACCAGTTCTACACTACGTACTCATCACACCTTTCAGATAAGTCTGTTACTGAGATATACGACAGAACTCTCAACTTAGCCTCTGATCCAGAAGCCCTTGCTGAATATGAGTCAGGTATCTCATCAATAGCTAAAGTTGATATTGACATGAATAAGTTTGTTGAGATGGACAAGCGCCACCGTGGTGGGTTTGCGGAGGGATATGAGCTTGTAGGCAATCAAATCTATGCTACAGGTGCTGATGGATACATGGCTGTAGAGGATATGAAGGCGTGGACAAACCCTAGAAATTACGAGCCCTCGGTAGGTTCTAAGGCATCTAGAAGCTTGCATGAGTTTGCTGTTGGTTATGTGAGAGAATCAGGAAAGGCCGCTGATGAAAATGAGTTTTCTAGACCAGCAGCTCTAGAGGCTGCTACGTCATTGGTTAGAACTGGAGACACAGACGATAGTCTTGAGGTAAGGAGAAGGATAATAGAAGACTACTTTACTCAAGAGCAGATAAAAAACAAAGCCCTTGTAGAGGAGTTTTTGCAACACAGTACAGACGATCAGGGTAACTTTACGGGGAGTACAGCTAAGGCCTATCAAGATATCCTTGTTAATTACGAAAACAAGGCTATAAGCAAAATGGCTGATACGTCTTACGTAAATCCACCAGATGAAGAGCCAGAGGAGCCAGACAGCGATGGTTCTATGACTCAAGAAGATGTCTTTGGCGAAGTGTTCCAGGACATGGACGCCAAGTTTACTCAGGTACAAGATGTAGATACTATTTTTGGGGGGACAGAGAGGCTGGCCAACGAAGAAGGTCGAGGCCTTCCGTATGGTCAGTTCTACAACTTAGAGAGGTTGCGTATGGATAGAGCAACCATTGATATTCCAAACCCTCTGTATGTGCCTGAAGTTGTTCCAGAAACTGGGGAGACTGTGTACCCTGAGGGTATGGATGCTGTAATAAAATTCAGCCCTAACGACCTTGTCGTAGTCCCAAATAAAAACGGTGGGTATCAAGTGTTGCTTGACAATATTAGCGTCGAGGGTTCTCCTTACACCAAGGTCCTTCTTGATCACGAAGAAGACAGAGACACACTGGCTCAACTAGACTTTTACATCAAGGAAACTTACGATAAGCAGGTCAACCTAGAGATGCTTGTAGAAAAGGCTAGAGAGTCAAAAGAAAGGTTTGGTGAAAGAGCTAGAGCTTCGCGTGAAACGACTACTACACCAGCACGCACTGGCCCTATGAGTGGCTTTTAATTTGCAATAAGAATGAACGAAGAAGCGATTCAAACTATGTATGAGCTGGCCCAGCAAAATGGGTACGGCAAGGGTTACGATGATTTTGTCACTCTCCTCAACACAAACGAGGATGCCTTTAGCACGATGTACGGTCTTGCTCAAGACAATGGCTATCAGAAGCCAGTTGAGGACTTCTACACCCTTATGGGTGTAAAAAAAAAAGAAGACGCTGCAGTATTGGAGTCTCCTGTGGAGGAGGTTTCTATGGAATCTACCTTGCCTACGGGTACGGAAGCTCCCGCACAGAGTGGAGATACGGCTTCTCTCGACACGCAGGTAGGTGAGCCTGTAGCGCCACAGCCTGATGTTGCTCTCGCACAAGAAATGGCGCCTGAGCCACTTGAGCCTAAAGGATTTAAGACTGTTTTTAAGCCTGGAGGCATGGGGCTGCAGTTTGTTCAGCAAGATGAAGCAAACTATCTTACTGGGTCACTGGGCGATGCTGTCAATACGATACCTTACTTTGGTGAGCTTATTGACGACACCTTTAGGTCACTAGACAAAGGCCTCTCTAAGCGCGAAAGCGTCAACACCACCCATGACCTCTTGAATAAAGGGAGCAACTTCAACATGGAGGATGTTTCTAGTTATGTTACATCTGTCAGGGAGTACGACGAAAAAGTTGAGAGGCTCGGTAAAAGCAGCTCTATGCAGAGCTTTGAGTCTATATACGCTGAGGATCCTAATCCTTGGGGCGTTGTCAAAGGTTTTGCAGCAAACCTTGATGTTATTCCAGAGGTGTTCTTGGAGTCTGCATCGGCATTGTTGAATAAATCTTCAGCAGAAGCGTTTTTGGCTACTGAAATTGCTGGTACGGCTGGGGG